TTCACCTCCCAATATCCTTACTATCTCCCTGCCTGTCTCACTCTTATCACAGAACCGGAACTCCACATCGTACCTGTTAGCGATGGTGCAAAGGCTCTTATATAACTGATCGCCCCTGGTTGCTTTCGGGTACTTGTAGACCTTTATCGGGTGTCCGTCACGCATAACCCATTCCATTTCTTCAAGTCGCGGATTCTGCCAGAAAATTACATCGGTCAGATCCTGGATTCCTTCGCCATGCTCACAAAGGATCACAAGGTGAATGCCGTTTTTCTGGGCGCGTACCAGCTCCGATCTGAAGCGTTCATGCTGTTGAGTGACGTTCCCGCAGAGCTCTAACAGGTCCTTCTTGCGGTCGATGACGAGCCTAGGGTTATCTAGGCTCATGTAGTCACCGACATAGAGCTTTGAAACGAAGTAGGAGACATCAAGGCGGTCAAGCTGTTTCTGGATGCGTTTCAGTTCGCTCTTATGCTCTCTGCTATCGATCTGTATTTGCATATTGCCACCTCTTACCAGGGCACCTCTTCATCCGTTCCCTCCGGAACATTGACATCAGGAGCAGAAGTCGTACTGCTGCCGCCGTTGCCACCGTTATTGCCGTTTAAGTACTTCGCTGCAGGGATTGCCGCACCGTCAACCTTGTCATCAGCGCAGAACCAGCGCAGCTCATGGCGCATGGTGGTCTTGCCGTTGTATTCGTTCTCTACCTCACCGAACACGCCGCCGATCTTCTTGTTCTTAAACTGTGCGGCGAATTTCTCACCCCATATTGCGGAGCAATTATTGGAGCTTTCAAAGGCCGTAATAAAGCTCTTGAAGCTCTTGGAGCAGTTGCCGTCTTTATCCTCCGATAAGATGTACTGTGTGCCAGCATGAGGCCATTTCTTGTCGGGTCTGATATCGTTCTTGTATTCGTTGCTCATGTAGTCGGCCTGTCTGTCGTTCTTGGCGAAGTCAAAGCTGACTTTCAACATCGGCTTTCCTGCTTTGCTGGTGGTCTCTTCCACGTTCTTGATGATGATGTGGTGTCCACCCAGTTCAATGGGTGTGAAGTCACCTCCGGCCTTTACGTTCTCAAAATTGTTGGGTTTCTGCATGATTTTATTCCTCCTTATCTTTAATCGTGCCGTCAGCTCCATGAAGCTGTTTATGGCATTGTTTACATAGTGTTATCCCGTTATCAGGATCATATTGAAGTTTCGGCATAAACCAGACAGGCATTTTGTGATGTGCTTGCACTTGGTTGCTTGTGCCAACATATCCACATCTTTGACAGATGAAATTGTCGCGCTGTTTTATCGACTTTTTCCAAAGATCCATGTCATAATGTGGCGTGTGTTTTATGAATCGCCCACAACTCAAACAGATAACTTCCATGTGCATGTTTCGCTTTTCGTAACCAATAAATGTACTTCCGCATGAAGGGCATACACCATCATAAGGCTGATATCCGTTGGGGCATTCGGTTTCCATTAATACTCCTCCAGCGCTTTCAGCACTGCCTTCATGTCATTCGGTATCTCTGCATCTTCAAATGCTCCCATGGGTGTCTTGCAAGTGCTGTTGTTTGCTCTCGTCCGGAAGATGTACTCACCGTCCTTCGCTTCAGCATGCAAAACAGTGGTCAGCTTGCTTTCAATGCAGAGCTTATCCAGCTTCTTTCCGCTGGTCTTGATGCGTGTGAAAGTGTAGCCGTCATCTTCCTTCTGGGTCTGGCTGTGGCATACCACTATCACGGTCAAGTCATCACGGAGCTTGTAACAAGCATCCAGCAGCTCCCAGATGCACTGTGCCAGATCCACCCACTTATCGAAGTTCTTTTCCTTCATTCTGCGGACTTCATCAGCTACCATCAGCCCATTGAGGGTGTCGATAACTACCACCTTGACCTTCTTGAACTGTTCATCCGTGTTGATCTTGTTGAGCATTGTCTGTACGGATGACACGATATCGGTCTTCCAGTAGTTCTTGTTTGCGACAGAATACTGCTTGCTCCAGCCTTTCCATGACAGCCCCTTGCCATCGCAGTCAAGGTAAAATGTTGTCTTCGGGTCAAGTGTTCTCATGGCTGTTGTCTTGCCAGAGCCAGATTCGCCCATAATTCCGATTACCTTTGCCATGTCTTTTCTCCTTTCCTTAACCTATTTTGATATGCTCATCACGCTCACCCAGATAGGCCCATTCAAGCTCCGTACCGCTTTCAAGAGCGTTCCTGATTGCTTCCTTGTCGGCGCGGTATATGCACTGCTGGTATTCCTTCGGAATGTCATCTTCGCTGATATTCATGATGATGGGTGCTTTGCCGCCATTCTTCACGATTGATGCTCCGATTATGTTGTCACCAGCCTTCTTGACGCCTGCTGCCTTCAGGTACATGAGCAACGTTTTCTTCATTCTGGTGATGCTGTTGTCAATTGCCTTTGCTCTGGCGGCCTGTCTGTCAGCTTCTGCCTTGATTGCGTCCCTGTCGGATTCCATATTTTTGATGGCGCGTCCCCACTGGCTCACCTTGTCATTGAGTTCACCCTGAAGCCCTTCCAGCGTGTCGCGGTAGGCCTGCTCATCTTCCAGGCCCTCATTTGCAGCTACAAAGTCCTGCAGCTCTGCAACGATTTCGTAAAGTTTTGCCATTGTTTCTTTCTCCTTTCGTTTATTAAAGATTTTCTTTACTTGCCATCGTCATTATCAACACTTGACCGCCTGTGATCGCTCTTGGGTGTCCCAATCGGAAACGGCTCAATCGCCCAATCACTGTCAGTGTCTACGCCGATTTCTGCATTATGCTCATTTATCAGCTCTGTGATGAGTTCCTGTCTCACTGTTCGTAAGGTCATCATGATGTCGCCCTTAATGCGTCTTGTGGTGGTTTCTGAATCCATCAGATCGGACAGCCTTTCATCACCACCCGGCGTGTGGATTGCGACATAGGCCGCACCATTGTTCATGTGCTCAAGCACTTCCTTCAGGCTTATGTATTGAAATATCTTATCCACGCTCTTCCCTCCTTTCCTGCATGAGCATTTCCCATACATAATTCTTTTCAGTGACCATTAACCAAGTACCGTACAATGCAAGCGGAACCGCCAGAAAGCCATACCAGACATACACGCAGCCATAACTCATCAGCCATGCCCAGAACGCAATCACAAACGCTGTGAAAAGTCCTGCATATATCTTCTGTCTGATGTGAGCGTTACGCTTGAACCGTGCATCCTGTCTGTGAAGTGCCATCTGATGCTTTAATTCTCTTCTACTCATGCTTCAATCCTCTCTCTCAACCCATTCAACCCAGACATATTCACTGTGATTTCCTACAAATTGCCAGGCACGTTCCATTGACGCCGCATAGAAGTCCACTGCCGTTCCAGCAACAAGCATTGAGTTTCCACCGATATCTCTGCACTCATAAAGGGCTTCGGGGAATAAGTCATCAGTGTAGAGAATCATATCCATTCCCAAATGCTCTCTGTTGCTTGACACTATGCCTTCATAACAGGGCGTCCCATCTGCTGTTCTGGCTCCCTCCGGTGCGATATAACATGACACCTTTACACGCTTGAGCTGGTGCTCTTCTATGAACTCATACCGCTTCAGAGCTTGCCAGACCTGACACGGCTCTAATAACGGTGGTACGATGCTTATTAGCAACGCGATTGTTAGTGCTCTCATTGTTTAACCTCTCCAAAACCTCATACGCTCTCGGACATTCGGCACGCTTTACGGTGTGGCCTGTGATGTCGGTGGTTGTTTTTCCGTTAGCGAATACGTGTTTAATCATTGCCTGTTCCTCATTCATCAATCAGATCTGATATGTCGCAACCTATAACCTTTGCGATTTTCGCCAGATAGATTGCTGAAATGCCTGCGTTTGCGTCTTTTGCTGCTCTTTGTTTCCAGTCGTAGATAGTTGATTGTGGTATTCCAGTTTTTTCCGCAACCTGTCTGTCATTTAGACCGGCCTTGTCGCGGATTTCCGCATATCTCGTGTACATGTGACCCTCCTTTCCGATATGTTGTGGTTGCTCGTTTACGGTTTTCCGTGTATAATGATGCTTGCAGGAATCAAAATTGTTGGAAAGCCGTTACGGTTTTTCACGGTTATCCGTGTTATTGAGTATATTACACGGTTTTCCGTGTAGTGTCAATATATTTTCACGGATTTCCACAATAATTTTCACGGAAAGGCGTTATCATGTGGGATAGAGTTGAAAAGCTAATGAAAGAAAAGCATTTAAAGATTTCCGATCTGTCGCGTGGAAGTGGTGTTCCGTATAGCACTTTTACAGATTGGAAAGCTGGAAGATATCAGCCAAAAGCTGACAAGCTCATCAAGATAGCTGATTTTCTTGGTGTTAGTTATCCATATCTTATCGGCCTGACTGATGAAGAAACTCTGCCGCCCAACACGGTTGAACTTAATTCTGTTACCGACAGGGCAATGCAGTTCATGGAAGAGTCTATGCCATATTATGAAAATGAAACAGCAGAAATAGCACAAGAGATATTTGAAAACAAGGATCTGCACATTTTATTTGACGCCGCAAGAGACAGCAAGCCAGAAGATCTGCAGATGGCAGCAGACCTGCTTAAACGACTTAAGGCAACAAATCCGGAGGGTTAGAATGGACGACATAGAACTCGACAACATATTTGTGTATCAAGTAAAGCTGCCTCGCAATGTACGTGAGGCAGTTGTTCCCTGTGTAACTGGATATACCATCTACATCAATCAGAATCTGACCTATGAACAGCGGCAGAAGGCTTTTGCTCATGCCTTATTTCACATCAGGGAACATGACTTCGACAAGGAAGATGTGCAGCAGATAGAAACCAGAGCACACGAGGAGATTAAATGATGATAGCACTCTACACGCGCGTTTCCACGGAAGATCAGAAAATTAACGGGTATAGCCTTGAGGAGCAAAAGGAACGGCTTGAGAACTACTGTAAAGCAATGGGATGGAAACCGACAAAGCTCTACACCGACGGTGGCTTTTCCGGTGCCAACACTGACAGGCCAGCTCTGCAGAAGCTCATCAAAGATGTGAAAGCTCACCGTGTTGAGAAGGTGATTGTCTATAAGCTTGACAGGCTTTCACGCTCACAACGTGATACATTGTCGCTCATTGAAGATGTATTTCTTGCCAATGATTGCGACTTCGTGAGTATGTCGGAAAACTTTGACACCGCAACACCGCTCGGACGTGCCATGATAGGCATTCTGGCTGTCTTCGCGCAGCTTGAACGCGAACAAATCAAAGAACGCATGATAATGGGAAAAGAAGCACGCGCCAAAATGGGCAAGTATCACGGCTCTGGAAATCATCCGATCGGATATGATTATATTAACGGCGAACTGGTCATCAATGAGGCTGAAGCCGCGCAGATCCGACAGGTCTTTGAGTGGTTTGTGGGCGGTGTAAGCGTTCCAAAGATAGTGAAACGGATGAATGATGATGGATTGTATCACCGATACGGCAGATGGCAAGAGTCTGTCCTGCGTCACATCTTGAAAAACAAGATTTATATCGGTTATATACGCTCAAAAGATACCTGGTACAAGGGAGTTCATGAATCCATATTGCCAGAAGACCTCTTTAACAAGGCACAAGACATTATTGAAGCCACTCATGCAGAATCCATCAAGTATGGGCGGAGATACGGACAGGCAACATCGCTTCTGGGCGGTCTGATCTACTGCGCAGAGTGTGGAAACCGCTTTGCAAAAAAGACAGCAGGGAATAAAAACAATCTCGGAAAGTATTGGGAATATTACACCTGCAACACGCGCAGACACCCAGCACTTGCAAAGGGGAGAACATGCGATAATCCATCATGGCAGCTTGACGAGCTTGAATCACTGGTATTCAATGAGATAAAGAAGCTGCGGTTTGAGAAATATACGCCCAACCAGGCTGCAGACAATCGACCTGATATGCTGTCAAAAAAGCTCTCTGACGTTGAGCAGAAGATAAGCCGATTGATTGACTTATACGCTGACGGAACGCTCTCTCACAAGCAATTAGAAGCCAAAATCAAGAGCTTAAATGAGCAGAAGACACGGCTGGTTGATGAACTAAACGAGTTGAATGATGCAAGCGCACAAGAGCTGTCCCATAAGGCCGCTGTCGGGTTGTCTAAAGGCTTTCAAGCTGTCCTGAATACAAACGACTATGATAAGATTCGGGCGGTCTTAACGGCCTTAATAGACCGCATAGAGATAGGTCGTGAAGATATAACTATATTCTGGAACTTTTCATAAATTGGCATTAAGCATTCATGGTTTTAACCACGATTCCTAAATGCCAATAAAAAAAGAGGCGGTCAACGCCGCCCCCTTAATTATGTCAGATCCTGCCAGGACACTGTGTTATTAGAATCCTTGTTAGAATCCTTGTTATAGCTTGATAGAAAATCCTCTATGCCGCCAAGGGAAGAGTATCCCAAGGCGGCTCTGTAATAATATCTCCGTGCATCATGCCAACGCCGCCAATGCCGCCTCAAGTGCCGCGATTCTGTCTGCCTTATATGTGAGCGTAATATCTCCCCCACCATCACTGCTAATCTGGTTATACCCTTTAAGCATCTCCACCGCTACGGGGGTGAGGGTAAGCTCGATGGGAGTGGCAAGCTCGTAGCATACCTCAACTCCGCTTAATTTTGCTATAGCGTCAGCTTGACTTGTAAATGAATCATTGCGGAAATTTATAACATTACTATCAGGAAATCCGCTTGTTTCACCGCTGACAAGATTGGTATAATGTTTTGATACTACTTTATATTCACTACATAAATAATTATTAAATTCGGGCTTTTTATTTGTTATAAACGTGTATGCGGTATGATAGGAACTATTATAGCTTATGGTCAAATCACGGCATAATTTTTTTTCATATGTCAAAGTAACAAGTCCCGTCTTAAAGTCCACGCTACCGCCGTAGACGGTCTGACCGAGCTGTATTGTGAAGTCCGCCGTCTGGCTCTCTGCATCGGTACGGGTTATCGTCACGCTCGTCCGTCCGCTTATGGGGCAGATGTTGGAGTAGGGGGCAAAGGTTGCATCCGACTCGGTTGCAAGCCTTATCATTGGCTTAAAAAGTACGTTGTTTGCCGTAGTGCCATTAGTAACACGAATATTGATTGAATATGTATCAGTAGAATTAACAGTAAATGTTCTGCCGCTTGCACTCGCCTCAATATTTGCCGCCGACCCGTTAAGCATCATAACAACGCCGCTAACATCTGATGCAAGACCACTTGTAAATATATAGCTGTTGCCTACAACAAGACCATAATTATCAAGAGTTTTTCTTGTATCAGTTGTAAATAAAAAGTCGAAAAGCCCACCTGTTGCTGTTCCGTTTGTATTTATACCTATTACGTTTCCATCATTATCTGTTATTACTGTACATGTTACTCCACGATCAGTATACTCATTACCAGACCATGTTCCTCTTGTATTAAGGCTTTTAAATGTTGCCAAATCTGGTGTGATAAGTTTGTTCTTTCCAGCTCCACCGACCCACGGTTTATCATATCCGTGTAAATCCTGATCTGCCTTAATATCAGCCGACAGGGAGAGGGCGGCATACGGGAGCGCATCGGTTAAAGTAATGGGATTGCCGCTGGCGGTCTTTTCGGTGATGCAGATATCTTTCAGCACTTCCACGTCATGCGCCATCTCTACGTTGCCGATCCCCAGCACAGTCACCACAACAGGGTCAGCTTCGGAACCGGTACCAGACACGTTCGACTTGCACAGCACCAAAGACCCCGACGGTATCTCATCTGCATAATTGTTGCCAGCCTTGTCCTTCAGCACCGCATATTTGAACGATGCGCCGGTGGTAGTCAGTCTCAGCGTGTACCCGCCATTATACGGCTCGGCATCCGTGTGGAAGTCCATCACCAGACAGTCAGCGTCTGCGCTGAAATATCCCAGTGCTCCGCTGGTCACGGTGTCGATTCGGTTGTATGTAATATCATCCCCCAGCTGTGGAGCGCTGTTACTGATGGTCATGCCGTTGATGCTGATGCCGGTGCCGGCAGTGTAGCTGATGTCCTGCACGGTCTGCCATCTTAAACTCTCACTCAGTGCGACGCACTTCATAAGGGTCAAACCAGCGGGATGCGTCAGGGAAAAGTCGCCGATGGTAGTCGTTACCGCCACCCCGTCGTTGTAAGTTGTCAGACTGGAGGGGCTTGCCACTGCTGTGCTGTGATAAAATAATATCCTATCCCCTGCCACCGGTGCACGATGCAGGTCGATGTCCGTCACTATCACGCCATCCGAAAAGCTGGTCATTTTGCCCAGTTCCAGACCTGCCCCTGCACCAGTCTCCGCTATCTCCAATACCTCGTTGATTGCACCGGTTACTGTCTGCGCAGTGGTGTTCAGGGTATCTGTGCCTATGGCGTTCTCCCTTAACTGCTTTGGCGTGGTTGTTCCCGTACCATGAACAGCGTTTTCCACAATAAGCAGGTCGGCATCTGCCAGGCTGTCTACCGTGGGATAATTATTTGTGTTGATCTGTCCCATTTTAACCCTCCATTAGTCTGTTGTTTTCGTGTAGCGGACCGTCACTGATGCGGTGTACCCACTGGCATCGTTGTGTGCATCGCAAAATATATATGTCCTATTTGCATAGAATGACCATGTAGCTCCAGCCGTGTAAGACATTCCATTTTGTAAAGGAAACGTACCGGCCAATGACAATATCGTGCCGCTAACATAGCCGTCAAATATCCAAATCTTGTCAACATTAGCCAGGTTATGAGCCAGCATTTTTGAGACGTTATTCGGCAGCGCTCCGAAGTTTATCGTCTTTTGATATATTGGCTTATAATTTGTGTCATAACCGACTATCTTTTCTGACGTAGAGTAATTGTCGCCGATATCAATGCCATCGGAAGTCTTTATGGAACTACTGACCACCTCAGCACATGTGATGCTCCCGCCGTCTATAACTGTTTGATCGCCTATGGCGCCGGCCTTGAAGAACTTCGCATAACCGGGCGTTATCTGCGATGAGCCATAAACGCTATAATTCATATACATTTCCAGATGCGAGTATTTTGTGGCGCTTCCTAGTCCACCGCCTCCGACATGGGTAATGTTGTCAGCATCTATGATCCACCCGCCGTTATACTGTGCAGTCGCTCCTTTATACCACAGCGTGATACCTGTTGACGGATTCAACACTATTTGATAGCTATTTTGGCCTTTTCCAATAAAAGTCTCTGTGCCGTTAAAACTTGCTAAAACGGGATCATTAGCATCATCAATGCGGTTTGCTGATGTTATTTCCTTGATGTCAAAGCTATCACCGTCTATATGCGCATAAGTATCACCCACGGTATCGATGTCGTTGTATATATTCACACCATACGCATTCTGCAGCATAGCGCTGGACATTTCATCGATGCCGCTGTCGCCTGTCTTGACTACTTCCGACAGGATCATTTCCGCCGTCTGGGTGATGCGTGAATATATCGGGATGATATTCGCGATGGTGCTGTATATTGGCTTGTTGTCAGAGTCGAGAATGTCTTCGCCGTCAGAGTCCTGAATCGCCTCTGAAACAAAGCGCTCCCCCACCTCAGATATGATCGCATTTCGTAATATCTGTATGTTGGCATAAGCTGTCAGCTCATGCGGTACACTCCACTCAATAGCGCCCGATACCTTCTGCACTCTGATGGAATACCACATCATGCGGTCATCATCTTCTGACCATATCGGCTGCTCGGTGCTCCACCCCTCATCCTCCCAGGTATCATCGGAAGGCTGCAGCGGTTCAATTTCTGCCAGCTTATAGTATGTCGTATAACTGACATAAGCGGGCCGTGTGGTTTTATCCACCCTATCAGCCGTGTCTTTTGCATCAACGGCCGTAGTCTTGGCGAAAAATGCCGTATTCTTTGCGATATTCGCTGTATAATCATCTGTGGGTGGTGCCGTACTATTGCCGATCGTGTACGCATAGCCACCGCTAAAGCGCACCCTGACTTTATCGCCCTTCTTGCACGCAATAGTCATTTCCACCGGGGTCTCTTCAACTCCCCCATCAACATGCACCCATGCTGTGGATCCGTCAATCCTTGTTACGGTCGCAAGGGTATCATAAGCAGAGGTTGTCCGTTTATTCGCTTGCTGTATGGCATTGACAAGCTCTTTCTCAAGCTTCATATGCAACCTCCTTCGTTCTTGCTCCGTATTCAAGCTCTATGCTCTGTGATGCCACCCTAAAAACTCCATCTATCCCCTGTGCTGGGTAGCTAATCCGGACTACATCACCCGGCATCACATTCGGGTCAAATCGTCTGGTATAGTCAAGCGACCGTGCCGGACTCTGCAACTCTTTAAGTCTCGCAAGCGCATACTGTCCTAAATCAGTCACGCTGTTTACGCTCTCCGCTTTCCCAATCTCTCTGCCCCTTCTGGGGATTGATAGCGGACTATTCGGGTCTTCATCCTTGACCGTCACAGAGTAATTATCACAAGTCACCCTCAAGACATTCGGGCAGCTATACCAGTCTTGTTCGTCTGTCACTTCTGGCTCAAGCATATCAGCGTTGGTGCCAAACTCTGCTACAACCTTTGACGCATAAGGGCAGATATCAACATTCCCCTTGCCGTGAATTTTTACCCTCCAGCCAAGCGCATTGACAATCCTCTGCACCATGGTCAGATAGGTTTCTCCAGCTTCAGCTATTATCGCCATGGGCAAATAAGCACCCCCGGGGGTATATGTTGCCCTTATGCCGCATTCCTTCAGGAGTGATGCAGCTACCGCCGCCCCTTCGCTCCCTGCCTGTGCATAATATCCAAGCGGTACGAGTTTATCAGCGGCAGGCTTAAGCACGGAATAACAGCTCATGTTATATGTCGTTATGTTGCCCTTTATCTTCTTTGACGGTTCGGAAGTCAGCCCGGTAAAGATGGGGATGCGCTCAGCTCCACCGTTCTGCACGGCGATAAGATACACCCTCACCCACCTTTCACCGATTGGCTGGTCCATAGTGACATCGGCAGAGACGAGCAAGTCAGCGCTGATATCGCTGTCAACGCTCCCTTTAATTATCGGGAACTCTTGCTCGTCTTCCCATGTAGTCGGGTTAACCGTCATCAGAATATAAGACGCAGAAAAACCTCTGCTCCAATCCATCAGCTTTCCTCCCAATCAGCCAGAGTCATGCCTGCCTCGCCTTCCGGATCTATCCTCTGACACTTAAGCTCATAGGTTATCAAAGCGCTGGAGTATTCCCCGCTCTCTGACACCTGAACATCTGCATCAAAGCTGCTCCCTTCGGGTGTTCTGACATGACAGATACCTGCATATGCGGCAAGCTCTCTGACAGCCGCCATGCTGACATTGTCGGTCTTTTCAATGACTGTTTCCAGTTTCGTGTCGCGCTCAACTCCGGCATTCCAGTCGCCCTGGAGCGATCCGTTCAAGTATCTTGTACGCGCAAAGTCCTTTTCAAATTCGTTCTTCAGCTCGATGTTGTACGGTAAGCTTATCTGCTCACCCTCATTGAAATCAATAAGGATGCCGTAAAACACAAGGCTGTGTGCTACATCTACCCACGCGGGGCTCTTTTCTGCCATATAGTCGCCGTTTTTGGTAACATCAACAACACGATAACCGCCACCGCTTGCGGGATAGGGGTCTACGTAAGTAGTCCCGAACTCTCCACGCACTACAAGCTCAGGTTTATCTTTTGACAGTCTGTAAATCTCACAATAATCGCCGCTTGCATAGCTTGCCGGAGCTGTCGGGGTTATCTTTGCAATGTTGCCATCAATTACCACAGAAGCGGTCGGAGCTTCTGCCTGATGTGTCCAAGCCACTACAAACCTCTGCTTGCTTGTGATGCTCTGACCCAGCTCATCATATACCGTGCATGTCAGCCAATAAGCGCAGCCATCATCAAGGCGGCCTGTTAAATCCTCAAGCCTTATGTTGTGGCTTGATAACTGACCGCTGTATGTCGCTGTGAATATTGTCTCTCCATCAAATCCATCAATTATGGATCCATCGGGACGCTCAATGCTGCAATTGCCAGCTCTGGTTATTGACACGGCTGTCATGCCACCAGTACCGGCACCGCCAACAGACAAAGTCAATGGCATAGCTTTAAGCTCACCATTGACAAGGCTTGTGGTTACCGTGATCGTGGGTGCATTAGCCACCTTGACCGTTATCGCACTTGACAGGCTTGAAAGCTTGCCACTCTCTGACTCTGTCCTGACCTTAACCGTGTGAGTGCTGCCATTAGTCCAATTCGGAGTAAATGTCACGCTCTGCGCTGCCCCCTCAATGGTCTGGTAAAGCGTATTATCAACATATACTTCAGCGCTCTTCTGTGCTGTGGTATCGCTTGAAAGATACGCCCATGACACTGTCAGAGCCTCGTTCGGTGCGATAACAGTATCACTCACTGATATTGCCGGAGCATCAGGCGCAGCGCCCAGATCCACCTTTAAAAGCTTTGACCAAGGGCCCAGCTCATCCGGCTGATCGCTCTGTGATGAACGCTTAATGAGTCTTATTTTGATGTAATAAATCTGACCGGCTTCAAGTTCGTCAATGATCCATTTTGTGGTCTTGCCATCCACCTCATATTCCTGCGGCTCTGATGTACTCATCCAAGCATCGTCATGCGTTGCCCATGATAAGATGGCGGCATCTGCTTTGCTCCATGACCACGCCCAATCAACCTCGACTCTGCCTTCCGTTAAGCTCAATATATTTGCGCTCACAGTTGCCGGGGGCTGTGGTACGCTTGTGTCCTGAGTCTGCCAGACAATCTCGCTCTGCATCTGTGGATCTGTCGGCTGACCATAAAACGCAAACAAGCCGAAGGTCGCTTCAGTCACTCCCGACGAAGGGCTATAGCTTGCGGTGATACTTGTCTCGGTGCCATCAACCACAGCAATCACTTTGCCGTCAGAAAAGACCATGGCAAGCTGCACACCGGGCACAACTGAATTATTCTCCATGGTCATCGCCACTTCTTGAGTGACGGTATTCCATGCGCAAGTGTTTATTGTCGGCGCTGCAAGCTCTCCACCGGCTACCCATATAGCGTCACCTGTCGCAACATTCGTGGCGCAGAGTGCATCAACTCTAACCCACAAGCACTGGTCTTCGTCAATCTCCAGATTCTCAATGAAAGCTGTCACAGCGCTATTGTTTGACTCTTTCCAGCTTACGTCATAGGTCTTGCCAAGCACCCAGTCACCTGTCGGGGGCTCCAACCCTGCCTGTGGATTGCCGATTCTGTAATAAATCTTTATCTGTTCAACGGGATGCTCTTTTGTCGCTGTGTTTGTTACCTTAACAGACAGAGTCCCCGCATTGAAGGTCGGCTCGACATTTGTCAAAGCAAGCGGCGTGTTCTTAACAACAAAATTGTATGACCATGCCGAGTCACCGGCTAAACCACGTGCACGACATCTAAACCACGATATCCCGCTTGCCTCTGATGCGGTATAGCTGCCGATCGCGGCGGCGCTGGTCTTGTTCGCCGCACTCCAGTTGACTGCATTGTAGTCCGTAGTCGTGGAGCTTATCGTCTGATATTCGACATCAACAAGCCATTCGGGAGCCGTTCCATAGGCTTCAGTGACCCATGAAAAATCAAAGCCACTCAAAGACAGCACAGGTTGGTTAGGCGTTTTAAGCGACAAGGTCTGCTCCGTCCACTTCTGGTCAGCATAATGAATGCGAGCCCAGATATAATCAATCTTGACCTCTGTTGAAGGATAAAAGTCTGTCAGATTTATCGTGACAGTCTTGGTGGTGATGCCCGCCTCTTGTGCCGTAGCTTTCCACTTGTACTTGGTTGCCTTTGACATCTTCTGCCCAGGCTGAACAAACTTATATTCAATCGTGCAGCGCTTACTTGCAGGATTTACTCCGGCAGGGTATGCCCATGTGAATATAAGATCTGCATTATTACGTTCTATGCGGAATGCCGCCATTGCTTTAGACGCCATTTGTCATCCTCGCTTCTCGTTTTAATGTTCTCAAAAATCCCTGAGTCCATGCTTCAGGATCTTGAGCGCCGTCAACTGTGATGTTATTGTTGAATACATAACTGGATGCGCCCATGGGTACATCCCCGGCTATTGCCAGCCGTGCATCAAAGCCTGTTGTTATCTCTGCGGATAATCCACGCAGAGTCCGTTCAATCTTGCTCTTGCCATCGTCAATACCTTCTGCAATTCCGGCGCTGAGGTAAAAACCAACCTCATCACGCATGACCTTTGAGGGACTCTCTATGCCGAAGAACTCCTTAAACTTATTCTTGATCGCCGCTCCTGCCTCTTTTGCCGCTTCGAGGACAGAAGTCAAGCCTTCTTTCAGACCCTTGCCGATACCAGCCAGGATATCTTTACCAAGCTGTAGCCAGTCAATGCTTGTGATGGCATCCCACAGGCTTTTCAGTATCTCGCCAAAGGCCTCGAGCAATTTCGGGGCCTGTTTCACGAGGCCAGCGATCAATTTGCCGATGAGAGTTATTCCCATGCGCAAGATGTCGGGGAGCTTGCCGCTGATCGTTGTCAGTAATTTGCTGACCACCTTTATCGCACTTTCAGCGATCTTGGGAAGTGCAGAAATGATGCCCTCGACCAATTTCAAAACCAGCTCGATTCCTTTTTCGAGGATTACGTCAAAATTATCTAAGATAAAATTGATAAATCCGTCAATCAGGTCTCCCGCTACGGCTATGACGTCAGGAAGGCCAGATAAAAGGCCGTCAACCATTTCCATGACGAAAGAACTTCCAGCCTCGAGCATCGCCGGAAGGTTGTTTGTGAGCTCGGTCTTCAGATCACTCAAAATCTGTCCGAGTGACTCTATCAGTCCCGGGCCCTCTGAAATGAACCCGTCCTTGATGGATCTGAACATATCAGCGCCAGCCTGGATCAGAGCCGGGGCAGCCGTAATTAGGCCCTGCGCCAGAGCCACAATAACCTGGGGAAGTGATGCAATCAATGGCTGAATAATCTCGCTAATATGGCCCGCCAGATTTACGATCAGATTCGTGGCGGTCTGAATAAGCTGGGGTAAGAGCTCGCCCAGCCGGGCGAACGCACCCGGAAGTGCGGCTATAATAGCATTGAACACGTTATCGAGGATGGTCGGTAGCTGAGTAACCAGATTGCCAAGCATCGGGAGCAGATTGCCATTGATGAAGGCGCTTATGGAAGTGCCCATCTGCTGCAGCGCTCCTGTTACATCGCCGCCGGTGGTTAATACCGCCAGCAGATTTGTGGCTGTTGCTTTCATGGCATTAAACGATCCCGTGAAGGTCTCGCTTGCTTCCTGTGCAGCAACACCAGTCAGCCCTAAATCTTCCTGGATAACATGGATGGCTGCGTATACATCACCAAGGTTGTCAATGTTATATTCAACGCCCGACAGTTCCTTTGCATCGGCAAGCAAGCGCTCCATCTCGGTCTTGGTCCCGCCGTAGCCCAATTTTAAATTATCTAACCAATTTTTTACCCCCGGTTTCCCGGTATTTAAAAGGGATTAGACTATATCTTCAACTTTCTGAAACATCCATCCTTGTTTGTCGTAAGCACTTGGATTTGTTCTTTTTTTCGGTGAATGTTTTGTATACACTTTATTGTATATAATTTCACTGTCGCTACATCCAAAATACTCAGCACAAGCCTGTCTGGATTCAAAGATAATTGTTCGACCGTCAAGATGTGTGGCTTTGACTTTTCTCCGCTTATTTTTAATCCTTGAATGATAACCATACGCCGTACAGTTTTCTGATGGAGTAACCCATCTCAAGTTTTCAACATTGTTATTTGAGCGGTTTCCGTCAATATGGTCTACCCAACATCGTTCATCATCTGGTTTGTCTATAAATGCTTCCGCGACGAGCCTGTGAACGTGCTTGGTTATTGTTATCCTGCAATACCCACTATTTTTGCCTAATACCATGATTTGCCCTGTACTGTCTTTTCTAACTCTTCCTTCTGTGCTTACAGAATATCCAGGCAAATCTTTTATGGTTTTCCATCTTTCCATGTCGACAACTCCTTTCGAAAGTTGGTGTGCACTTCCATCATCGTACCAATAGATGATGTACTCGGTGACGAACCGATAGTCGTTTGACTTCCCGATTATTATAGCACAATTTGTTGTGTTTGACAATAATAATTCGGTTTAGCACAGGATAACCATGCGTTTCCGTTTAGGCTTCCCCTGTTAGCAAGACAATCTCAACAGCCATTTCCTGCATGTATTTTTGTCTCACACCCTTGGTAAGGTTCACACACGCTCAACCACATAATTACTTATGCGGCGGACATTAGATTTATCGTGTAGTTCTGCTTTGCAAAGCCCTGGTACGCGCTCTGAATGCTTGAAATGTCTGTGCCCATCTTAGCGGAGTTGTCAGCCATGTCCATGATGGCTGTGTTGGCCGCCTGTGCCGCTCCCTCTATGTCATCGCCAAATGCCTGCTTAAGTGCAGCACCAAAGCTGACCGCCTGTTCCGCATAGTCGTTCATACTTATGCCGGCAGTGGCCGCTTCTGCAGCCATGGCTTTCATGCTGTCAGCCGCTTCGCCGTAGATGGTATCAAGACCACCAAAGCTCTGCTGCAGGGCGCCACCCGCTTCAAGGCTTTCTTTAACCACCTTGCCGATGCCGGCCGCAATGAGTGCGGTTTTAAGCGATCCGGCAAGGCCGACGCCTATCTTCTTGCCCGTTTCCTTGCCGACACTCTCACCGCCGAGTCCCTGGGTTATTTTAGCTTGAGCCCCCTTCATGTTGGGCACTATCGTCACGGTGGCCCTTGCTACTTCTATCGTTCCCGCCATATCGCGCTTCGTGCTCCTTTCTCTTTTGTTCAAAAAATGCTTCAAGCTCCGGCACTGTCAAAGCGCCTTTGCCGTATTTCTTTATGTTCTGTGCTTCTTTATCGCCCGGTCTCTTGTAAGGCTTGGGCTGTTTTGCCCGCTTGTGTGAACCCATGGCGACAAGATTAGCGTTAATAATCGCTAACATGTCGAAGATGTCAGCCAGGATCGCGTTGGTCTTTGACCGTGTCGCCCATAGCCCATCTTCCGGTGACAGCTCTCTGATGAGATGGCTGTCCATTGAGCTTTTCTTAACAAAAGAATTGAGAGCACCCCATGAAAGAGCGCTCCCAATATCTCTTAACTGATAGCCCGTTTTAGTCAGCAGGTCAGCTTCTACCGCCTCGCGATGTTCTTCGATGAACCCCGCAAGGCTTTTAATTCCCCCATGGTCATTCCCACGCTTTCCTGTGTAGCCTGGTTCCATGCTTTGACGATCTCTGTGAGCTGTATGATCGTGAGCTCTTCGAGCACCTCTTCGGGGATGTAATTCTTCAGAAAGTCGTTTATGTTGTCTACCTGCTGAATTGAGTTTATCTGCTTTATGGTCATGTTACTGCCCAGGGGTATCTTATAGGTGGCCTCGCCTATGTTTACCTCCAGGACTTCAACCTCAACCGCCTTGTTATTGAGATCTAATACCATAGCTTGCCTCCTTATGAGCTACTGCCCACACCGTCCTCAGTTATCAGCACAAGGCTGTTATCAAGAGCGGTGATGGTGGGTGTCCAAGTAATTGCGGAACCGGGAGCAAATGACACGTTGTCAATCGCGTTGATCTGTCCCTTTGTCATGCCCAGCGCGATCATGTCATCGCCATCCTTCATCAGGAACAGGAATGCTTCGGGAGCGGGAAGAGCTGAGCTTGAAAGCTGAGCCTTCACTCTCTTGCCGTGTCCTGCGCCTGCAGCAGTCACAGTGACATTGCTCTCACCAAGAACAACCTTGAGGGAATCCTCGGTGGTGTCCATAACGGGCGCCTGGATCGTCTCAGTGTGGTCTGTTAAAATCACACGCTTGATAACATTCGCCCAGTTCTTAAGATTTTCAACGCTCTTATCAGTTGCCAGGGTGATTCCATCCTGTGTGATGTCGCCGACCTTCTTCCATGCAGCTGCAAGGATCTCAGAAGGATAAGCGGGCAGAGCAGTGCCAGCGGGTGCATGATAGAACATACCCGTTGCAAGACCGATACCAAGCTTTGCATCGTTTGAAGCCATTTTTTATACCTCCAATTTTGATTTATGCGCCACAACCATGATGGTCGCAGAGCACATTGCCAAGTCGGGTCTGACGGGGTCAACCTGCCATGAGCCCGATGAGTTAACAGTGATATTCCTGATCGCGGTTGTCTGTCTCTTGCTGACCGCGTCCAGAATGCCAAGAGCTTTCCGAAGCGTCAAGTCTGCCTCCGCTTCGTGCTCTGCTCTTGCGTAGAGCATAACCATGAATGTGTCGATGGTGTTCTCGTCCATGCCGCCGATTCTGCGCACTTCAACAGAGGGAAAGCTCACATCTGCGGGGAGCGGTCGGCAATAGGTTGTGATGTACCCAGATAAACCCTTGCGGATCTCATCTTCGATATCAACTGAAATGTCTATCTTCATCCCGACCACCTCACTAAGTTGATGACTAAATGAGCAAGCTGTCCTGTTGGTGAGGGCCAAGCTTTAACCTCGCCATTGATAGTATACTCATTGTTATTGAAAACTACATGATCCCCCGCTTTAATGTCAGCAGTAGCCGGAGCATAAAGGGTCATCCCTTCAAACAAGCCTTCAATTCTGCCATCCTGTGTCAAAGACGTGCTTGCTGGCTGCACGTGGCAGCCGCTTATCGCCAACACAGACGCTTTGCTCCAATCAGGAACAACGGAACCGCGCTCGGTCTTCGTCCCCGGTCTTTTTCTGGTAACTGTATCATTCCACCAACTAATCATTATAATGCTCCTGTAATGCGATTAGGTATCAGCAGCTCCTTTTCGGAATCCGACAGAGCCGCTGTCCCTGATGTGTTTGTCCATGATGCCGCATAAGTGACGGACACACCGCCTGTGCTCTCACTCTGCACACCATTTGATGATGCCAGAGCGATCGTGGTACGATGCGCGGCTATCTGTTTAACGCCATCCATGAGGGCGCTGGATAAGCCTGCCTGATACGTCACCTCAAGTTCCGTGAACGGCTCAATATGAACGCCTGAACAGAACACTCTTAAAAAGCCATTGGTCTCAAGAGCATAATCGCTTTGCGCTTCTCCACCGATCTTGATGGATGTGATAGCCGTCACGAAACTTGCAGGCAACTGTATCGAAAAGCCATACGGCATTCTCGTAATGCGCTTGTCAAAAAATGTGGTCACGAGCTCACATGCGGCAGAAGGATATATATGCCAGCCGCAGAAGCTCCGTATCTTTGCGCTTGCCGCTTTGATGTTAGGCTCAATTCTCGCATCACCGGCGTACTTGTTACCAGTCAGAGTGTTGAACTCCTGTACAGTAATAATACTCGCCAGAGTGTCACTGTCTGTGATTGTATATCCCCATGCCGTTTTTAAACTCATTTTTTTGCCACCTTTTTTGATTTGTTCGCGGGTGCTGCTTCTTTGTTCTTCGGAGTCTCAACAGCCTTTGCCTTCACCTCTGATGCAGGTACCGCACCTTCGGGAACGTCTTTATCTTCAAACTGAAAACAACGCCCACCGTAGATATAATCTCTTAACATACCATCACCATAAGCGGAGCAGCCTAAGCCGCCCCGCCCCTTTCATGCTCTTATGAAGAAGATGAGCCTGAGGTTCCTACCAGCGCGAACGCTGCGGGAACTCTGGTTGCAAGTACCATGCGCTCCTCAACACGAACGGTGATTCTGTTGTACTCGAAGTCGTCAGCATCACTGTTGGATACTTCAACGCGCATTCCCTCGCCTGCCTTGGTTACGACAGAGGATGCAGCCTTGAATGCTCCGACGATAGCCTGGCCTTCGGTAACGCTTGCGCTCTCAACAACAGGCAGACCCCAGATGCGAGGATTGCTGTTGTATGCGCCGTTGCCGTATGATCCGAAAGCGGGACCACCAAGCAGATACTGCTGATTGCTGTCCTTTGTAACCAGAAGGCTCTCAAGGTCTGCAGGATTGATGAGGATAGCATCTGCTGCATAACCGGTCACGCTTCTTACAGCCTGCTTTGCTTTAAGCAGATTGTCGAAGGTGATGGAGCCTCTTACCTTCTGCAGTCCGGAAGTAGCGGTCAAGGCGCCTACAAGGTAAGCCTCACCCCGCTTCTTGAACTCATAGATCAGACGTCCACGGATTGCGCTTTCAAGAAAAGCGGCATCGCTCAGGAGCTCATCAGTCTCCTTGATGAATGCTGCGATCTTTTCCAGCGCTACGGTTGTAGGGGTGTAGGGGATGTGTACCTGGGGCTTCTTAGCGCCTTCAGCTACGGTGGTGATGGAGCCTTCAAGGCTGCCCAGCTTGTAGTAGGTCAGTGCATTGCCGCTGATGCTCTCAGTTCCGAACAGGGAGCGAACGGTCAGCGCGAGCTGAGGATCTACAACCTTCTTGTCAAGGTCAGCAAATACAGTCTCACCAACTGCTTCGTTGTCATTGTAAGCCTTGAATGCAAAGCTCTTGCTGCCCTTCTGGGTCTTCAGTTCTTCGAGGTTCATCTCTTTGATATCCATGTCTTTTTCTCCTTTTTCTTCGTTTGTTCCCATCATGGCGATGGCCTTCTCTGCGGTCTCTGCCTTCTTGATGGTCTCGGCAAGGTCAGCAATTTCTTTTGCCAGAGCTTCGCCCCTGTCGATTGCCTCTGCGTTACCTTCTTTGATTTCAGCTTCAAGCCCTTTGAGCTCTTCCTGCTTACTCTCATAAGTTTCTTTGATTGTCATGGTTTTATTCCTCCATATTTTTTATGATTGACAGAAGTGCATCCTTTCGAGCATTGAGAACGTCCAGCTCCTTTGAGGTTGCATCCTCATTGGCTTTCGGCTCTTCCTTTGCGTCGTCCGTTTCTTCTGTTTCATCCTCTTCGGGGTCTTCTATCTCGCCAAGCACCTCTTTAAGAAGCGCGATGGCCTGTGAGATGCGGTCCGCATCCTTCTTGCTGTTGCGTGCTCCGCTCTTAACTTCAGGCTCTGCGGCCTTAACATCCACAACGCTAGCATCTTCATTGGCAGGAACGGTCACGGCACTTATCTCAAAAAGCTCAAGCTCACGGAGCTCATTTGCCTTTGTTCCGTCTTCAAGCGTAACCGAACCCTCGTCCTTGACCTCATACGCAAAGCTAAACTTGCGCAGTCTGCCGTCCTTGTAAAGCTGGCGCACCTTCTGAGCCTCTTCAGTATCATCAAAAGTGGCTACAAAGTGCAGTCCCTTCTCGTCCTCTTCAGCCTCTGCCGTGCCGATAAACGCCTTCAGGTCATCCATCTTGTGCGCCCACAGAAAAGGGATCCCTTTGCCACCATTCCAGCGCTCTGCCAGGGTCTTGGCGAATGCGCCCTGCTTAACAACATCGCCATAGCTGTCGGGCTGTCTGATGAATGTGCTTGCATAGCCCTCAATCTGGCCGTTGCCGTCATCCCTGTATTTGACCTGCATCTCTTTTACTTTCATGTTTATTCCTCCTCAATAACTATCTCTGTCACACAGTTGCATCCGCAGCTCTCATCCGGGCTTAAGTCATCGTCACCGGGCCAGAGTGCGCCGTTCGGGAACGGATCATCAACGTTAACCTCAACACCATTCAAAGCTGCATGAGTGTCGCGGGCATTGGCACCCGTCACCCACACTTTTTTGACCGTTTTCCTGATGCCCTGCTGTCTTGCCTGTTGCGGTGCTTCATGGATGCCAGCCCAGCCGATCGCGGCAAGGGCAAGAGCATGCCCCAGCAAGTCAGCGTGCTCTCCGCTTCTGACATCCATCACATGCGCGGGGGTGTGGTTTTCTTCATCCTCG